GGTGATACAGTTATTATTCCTAATGGAGTAACAGAACAAGTTCAATCAGGTGGAGCAATTCAAGTTCAATCAGGTGGTCAAATTACAATTGCCTCTGGTGCAACTATAACTAATAATGGAACACAAGTCGGTTTTGGTAGAGAAGGTTCAGTTAATTGGCAAACAACTCCCAAAACAGGAACTTTTACTGCAGTTAATGGTGAAGGTTATTTTGTTGACACATCAAGCGGAACTTCTACTGCAAATCTACCTGCTGGATCAGCAGGAGCTATTGTAGCATTCGCAGACTATACAAGAACTTTTAACTTAAACGATTTAAATATAACTCCAAATGGATCAGAAAAAATAGGTGGAGTTAATGCCACTGCAACTTTAAGTACAGTTGGTCAATCAGCAACTTTTGTTTATGTAGATGCGACTGAAGGTTGGATAAATGTTCAAGAAACTTCTAGTTCTGTTACTGGATTAAATCCTTATGTAACAGCTTCAGTTTCTGGAGCGTGTAATACTTTAACACCTTCAGGTGATTATATGATTGCAAAATTTGTTAGCCCCGGCACTTTCTGTGTATCATCAGGAGGAAGTGCAGCACCTTGTAGTGGAACTGGATCTAATTTAGTAGATTATATGGTGGTAGCTGGTGGTGGTGGATCTGGTGGTAATTATCAACATATTCAAGGTGGTGGCGGTGGTGGTGCAGGAGGCTTTAGAGCTTCTCCTGGAACTGCTTCAGGATGTTATGCAGCATCTCCATTGGGAGCAGCACCTGCTGTTGCTTTACCAGTTTCAATTTTAGGTTATCCAATTACTGTTGGAGGAGGAGGATCTGGTGGAACTAGAAACGGTTGTGTTGCAGCCACATCAGGCGCTGATTCAATATTAGCTTTGTCATCAACAATAACAGCTGCCGGTGGTGGTGGCGGTGGAAATCCTAGTGCTGGTCCAAATCCTAGTACAGGTTTTAATGGTGGTTCTGGTGGTGGAGGAGCTGGTAATGGTGGATCAGCTGGATCAGGAAATACCCCACCAACAAATCCATCACAAGGAAGTTCTGGAGGAAATGGTGCTGGAGGAGGAGCTACATTAGGAGGCTCTGGAGGTGGAGCAACAGGTGCCGGAAGCACAAGTCCAACTTGTGGAACTAGTCCATCGGTCCCAAGCAGAGGAGCAGGAGCTACTTCTTGTATATCAGCTTCACCCGTAACTTATTCTACAGGAGGAAGATTTAATGACTGGAATCCAAGTAGTTGGAGTCCCGTGCCTGCAGGAGCAGATAATACAGGAGATGGTGGAGATGCTCAAAATGCAGCACCAAGTCCAGTTACTCCCGTCCCAGCAGGATATAATGGAGTTAATGGTGGTTCAGGTATAGTAATAATAAGGTATAAAGTTCAAAATTAAAAATTATGAGTGAAATAAAAGTAAATAAAATTAGTCCAAGAACAGCGTGTGGTACAACCACATTAGGAGACAGCGGAGATACAATTAATATCCCTGCAGGTGTAACGATTTCAAACAATGGTACAGCAACAGGTTTTGGCGCAACAGGTGCCGTTAACTGGGATACAGCAAGTATTAAAACAACAGGATTTACAGCGGTATCAGGAACTGGGTATTTTTGTAATACGGATGGTGGAGCATTTACAGCTACTCTACCAGCAACACCAAGTGCTGGAGATATAGTTGCTTTTGCCGATTACTCAGGAAATTTTGCTACTGAGACTTTAACCATTGGTAGAAATGGTTCTAACATAGAAGGTTTTGCACTAGATGCACAAATGATTATAAATAGAGAATCAAAAACTTTAGTGTATGTAGATGGAACACAAGGTTGGATTCCAGTTAATGATAACACAGATCCTATAGCGGAAATAAAATATGTAGCAGCAACAGGTGGAAACACTACTGCCACTTGTGGTAATTTTAAAATTCATACTTTTACAGGCCCTGGAACTTTTACAGTTTCTTGTGCAGGTAATTCAGCAGGTTCAAACACAGTTTCTTATTTAGTAGTCGCTGGTGGTGGTGGCGGCGGTGGGAACGATGCCGTAGCTGGAGGAGGTGCAGGGGGTTTTAGAGAAGGTTTAGGTTTAAATGATTCTTATACAGGATCTCCATTAAGAGCACCAACAGGTGTACCCGTTACAGCAACAGGTTATCCTATAACAGTAGGCGGAGGAGGAGCAGGTCACCCTGCAAGTCCTAGTCCAGATTCTAGAGGAACTAATGGAACTGATTCAATTTTTTCAACAATAACATCTACAGCTGGCGGTGGTGGAGCAGGTGGTCCAGGTAGTGTTCCAATTTGTGTAGCTACTGGAAGACCCGGTGGATCTGGTGGTGGTGGTGGAGTAAGTAATCCAAACGCTCCTCCAGCTGGAAGACCTGGTGGTATTGGAAATGATCCTGCAACTCCAATAGCGCAAGGAAATCCTGGTGGAAAAGGATCTTCTGATACAACTACTTATATGTTAGGTGGTGGAGGTGGTGGAGCAACAGCTGCGGCAGCAGACGTAGCACAACCCGCTCCTCCTAGCACACCTGGAGGTGTAGGTGGTGCTGGTGCAACAACATCAATTTCAACAAGTCCAGTAGCTTATGCTGGTGGCGGTGGAGGTGGTGGACATAATGCAGGTCCTAGAGGACCAGGTGCTGGTGGAACTGGCGGAGGTGGTGCTGGTGGAAAACCAGGCGCTGCAGTAGCAGGAGGAACTAACACTGGTGGTGGCGGTGGCGGTGGTGGCGATCCAGGTATAGCGGGTGCGGCAGGTGGTTCAGGAATCGTAATAATAAGGTATAGATATCAATAATATTTATGTATTTACACAAATTTAAAAACAATATATAAGGAGAAACATATGGCACACTTTGCAAAAATAGGAATGAATGGAAAAGTTATCGGAGTATTAACTTGTGGTAACAATGATATGAAAAATGCTGATGGCGTTGAAGATGAAAGAGTAGGACAACAATATTTAGAGAGACATAATAATTGGCCTGCTCCAATGTGGATTCAAACATCTTACAATACATCAGGTAACACACATTCATCAGGAGATAACTCAAAAGCATTAAGAGGAAATTATGCAGGTATAGGTTATGAATGGGATGAAGATAATAATATCTTTTGGCCTAAAAAACCTTTTGCATCTTGGGTAAAAAATACTACAACTGCTAGTTGGGATTCACCAATAGGTGATGCTCCAGCATTGACAGCAGAACAAACTTCACAAAATGAAGCTGGCACACATTCTTGGTCTTATGTTTGGAATGAATCAGGCCAATCTTGGGACTTGACAGATCATAAAGCATAAATTAAAAAGGTATGTGGTATGCACAAGAAAGTATTATCTGAAATAGATTTACATTATGGCACTATTAATAT